GGGCGCTTTCCACACCAGCACTACCCAAACACTCTTAAGGAGTTGCGTTATGCCTTACAAAGAAAACGAAGCAGATGTCCTCGAAAAGGAGGGCTTCTTCTCTGATGATCCGGCCGACTCAGGCGGCGCTACAAAGTATGGTATTACCGAGAGCACTGCCCGCGCCTTCGGCTACACAGGACCGATGCGAGACCTCCTTCTACCAATGGCGAAGCAGATTTACAAGCAGCGGTTCTGGGATGTACTCCATCTGGATGAGGTCGATGTGCTATGCCCCCGTCTGGCCTCCGAGATGTTTGACACCTCAGTGAACTGCGGGCCTGGCTTTGCAGGTCTCTCGCTCCAGCGGTGCCTAAACGTTCTGAATCGTGGCGGGAGTGACTACGCAGACGTCACTGCAGACAGCCGTGTGGGTCGCCTCACGCTACATGCCCTTGCTTGTTTCCTTCGTGTACGGGGGGAAAAGGGAGCTACCGTTCTCCTACGTATGATGAACGCTCTCCAGGGAGAACGCTACGTCAACCTCGCAGAGAAGCGCCAGAAAGATGAGCGCTTTGTTTTCAGCTGGTTCGCTAACCGTGTGGTAATCGAGTAGTGGACCCGCTTGACCTAGCTCTGGGGCTAGTACGCGTGTCTCCTCTAGCGGCTCGCTGGCTGGCCGGCAGTAAGCAGCTAGAGGCGGCGGAAACACTCAGTGAAATCGCTATTGCCGTGACCGGTCGCGATACTGCGCAAGATGCCTTTGACATGCTAAAGGGCGACGCAGTTATGGGTAAGGTGTTTACCAAGGCTCTCGCCAGTCGTAAGACAGAGCTTGACAGTCTCTACCTTGGCGGCAGCCCAGATGCTCGTAGCGGGCTGCCGCCAGGGCGTCCTCCATGGGAGATGTGGACTCTCGCGGCTGCTGTGACTACGGGACTCCTGGCGATTGCAGGTGCACTCTTCTTTGTAGCCCCCTCACCTGAGGCCAAGGATGCTCTCCTCATGATTATTGGCGCATTGATGACACGTGTAAGCGACGTCTACGGGTACTACTTCGGTAATAACAAGGCTAACGACGAGAAGTCGAGCGCGGATCTGCGCAGATAACACCATCTTATATGAGAAATCAAATCTCATCTACGGAGGTGTTACCATGGAAGTACGTATGCAGTTGGATTCGTTGCAGTTTATTGTGGGCCGCGCAGGTGTCACTGCTCTCTTCACGAGCGATGGTGCCGAAGAGTTCACCATGAAAGGGACCAGTCGTGCTAACGCTACAGTCTACTCATCGCTGCCGTTGCGGCAGAAGCTTTACCAGCAAGAGCTTCAGCGAGCTGATTCCGTCGTCAAATGGAATAGCTTCTAGCTGGCGATTTTCCTTCCCCGAGGGTGTCTGTTTTGGAGAGATCCAATGCACCTGTGGTCATTGTAGTAGAAAACTTCAGGAGATAAACCGTGTATCAGCAAATGGTGGATGCAGCCTGTAGCGCAGGCCTTATCAATATTGAACTATCAACACGTCAGGTCGTCTTGCTGACAAACGAAGCGGTTATGATGCCTTACGGCTACTTTGAGAGGGTCACAACCAACTCCTCACGTCTCCGTTTCAGTCGTGACAACACGTCTGATCTGTGGGACTGCCGTCTGGCGGATGGTGAGGGCGGTATCAGCGGCGTCGTGGACGACATCCGCACGCTCAGCGAAGGTACGGCGGCAGGCGAGGTAGCGTATACACCGTCGAGCATCGACTGCCATACCCAGCGGGCAATGGTAATGTACTGTGTTCCGGAGGAGGCTGTAACGAAGGAGATGCGGATGATGGCGAGGCGCGAAAACCACCGGCGGGCCTACGTGACAGGTACTACCTTCGTCAGTAATATTGCGTAGCGTTCGCGCGCGTTTTCATAAGATGGCCAGGGTACCGTGTAGCTTGCGGTACCCTGGCCCATTTTTGCCAGGAGGTAATGCTACTATGTTTAGCAGTCGCGAGGAGGCGGAGGCAGCAGTGGCTGCGGGGGCCGAAGACGTGTACGAGCGTTGGGATTATGACTTCGTAGCGTTCCATTACGCTAACTTCGGAGGGGACCTTCTTCTCGGTAAGGAGGTTTCTTGGGGGTGCCTCAGTGGAGAGCGGCCTCCGCGTACGCGCTACTGTCGTTTTGTAAAAGTAGAGTGTAACTCGCCTAAATAGTACTGCGCAAAAGCATCCATCTTATATGGTAAACCAAAAGAATCACAACCGTCTCTACTTAAGGAGTGCACCATGAAAAATATCATCGTAGTATTGTGTATTCTCGCCGGTACTGCACAAGCAGCTACCTTAGAGGAAAACATAGCCGCAGAGTTCGATCCGATTCTTCGGCAAGCGGCCACGCGGTATTGCGCTGACCCCTTTACCGGGTCGTTCAGTGCGAACGGCAATACGCTGAAGGTCGATGCAGACGCCGGGATTATCACCTTTCATACTGCATCGCAGTACCCAGTTGCAGGCATCCTCCAGCCGATTTGTAAGGGCCGCGAGGTTCTGGGGTACCGTTGGGCACTAACTCTCGAGGGCAGTCCGCTCTTCGAGAACGTTGTATTTCAGCATTCTTCCAAGTCTTACTAATCGCGTCATCCCTTGTCTAGGAGTCTATTGAGATGGATCGTCTTTGGGTGAATAATGTAGCATTCTGGATCATTCTCTGTATCATCGCACTCTGTCTAAACGGCTGTTCGGGTACTCCGATCTTGCCGGATGTCATGGTGAATGCAGCGCTCGGTCCGGCACAAACACGTACCTCGTGTACGGGCAATACATGTTTCACGATGGACCCGAAGGGGAATGTCCTGAATGAAACAACGGTGTACCCTAACGCCTGGAGACGGTAATGAGCATTCACATTACCGAAGACGAGCGTAAGCTGTATTGGGGCGATACTGGTAAGTTGGTAGGTTTCCGCTTTAGAAATAACACCCTGGAAGCGGAGCTGTTTCAAGAGTGGTTCCCGTACGATGATGTGCTATGCGGTCGTGTTGAGTTCGATACGCCTGAGCTGAAAAAGGGCGACGTTACATTCGACTCACAAGACCCTGTCTACAGCCATCTGTTCGTCAGGAATTGTAAGCTGCACTGGAGGTACACGGGGAAGCCTGTAGCGTTGAATGCTGACGGGTGTTTCCTGCTGTGTGGTGTAAAGCAGTGTGCCGCAGAGCTTCTCTGTCCGGAGCCGAATCCGGACGTATTGGAAGAGGCGGTGGCTGATGGCTTGCTGCAGGATCCTGCTAAGTTTGAACTCGGGTACGCATGGCTCTTTCGGAAAGCGGCTCGAGTGCTGTTCCTTGTTGTTGGTACTATAACCCTGTTCGGCCTTTTCGAAGGCTGGGCTATCTCTATCATCGCGGTAATCCTTGTCCTAAAAAGCGAGGCAATCACACTTCAAAGGGGCTCGGTCATCCTCGACCTTGCTGCGCTGAAGCGTTCATTTCACTAGGAGATTCTCATGGCACGTGTTTCTGTAATCTGCAGTATGATCCTTAACCTGCTCATCGCCACTTCGGTAGTAGCCACACTACTCGCGGGTGTAGTGTTTTTCCGCTCTTCCCCGCCTACCGTTGGTGCCGTAGTAGAAAGTGTCATTGGGAACGAAGGCAGCTTCCAAAAGATGTTGGACACCGCTATAGATACAACCACGGCGGCATATGAAACTGCGTACTCTGTGTTGGCAAAGTCCACTAATGCACAGAGTGTGGAGTCGCAGCTCACGTCCTTGGCTACGGCTGCTACTACGCTTGAGCGGCAGAATGCTGAATTGCATTCCAAGCTCACTGCTGTAACGGCGGAGAATACGCGGCTGGTTTCGGTTGAAACGGACCTGCTGCTGAAGCTCCGCCACAACAGTAACTCCGCGCGTGCGTGGAAGGCAGTGGCTGAAACGCAACGCGAGAGTGTTTGCTTACAAGCTGCTGGGGTGGTAAAGGCACAGTACAATCGTGCCATGGCCGCTATTGGTGTTGAGGCTGAGGCCAAGACCCAATCATTCAGGGCGTCAGGCCAGCAGGTCTACGAGGGTTCCAAGGAGGTTCTAATCCCGTTCCCGTCCCGGTGAAAAGGTAAATACATGGAAACGATACTCGATCTATTACAACAAACCTTGCTTTACCCCCAGATGGTGCTTGATGCTGTAGTTGTCTGGTTGCTGCAACTGTTCTATTTTGGCGTCGGCCTAGGCTCTATCATTGCGCTCCCTGCCCTACTAGGGTTACGTATATGGAGCCGTAATGAGAGGCCTTCGTTGCCGCCATTAAGCAGGTGTACCTGGCGCCGTATTGCCAGGATATTGAATACGCCTGAGCGCGCGCTTCTACGACTCCGCCTTCACTTCTGGGGGTGGTTCTACAACGACTAAAAGGATCTGGCATGGCATACATCTTAGTGAACCTACTGATAATCATTATATTTCGGTGGGTACCTAGGCTGCTTTCTGCCGCTTTTCTGCCGGTCTATATTGTTGTTGCTGTCGTTACCTACTACGCTATTGTCGGCGTGACAGCTGTAGCAGTGCTACACCCGTAACAGACTCCGGAGCCTCTGCCCTTAGGGGTGGAGGCTCCGGATTTCTTTCACAGCTCTTTATTTTTTTCCTGGAGCCACCATGCGCCGTTTGATAGGGCCAGTATCTTGGTCGCATTTCTTTCTGGAGGGCGTCAAACTGGCCTTACTAGCGCTACTGACTGGCGTAGGTACAGTCACACGCCTAGCCTATGTAGTCACGCACCTACTCTGCGCACCATACTGCTAACCGGAGATTTGAATGAGTCTAATGAGGAGGGAGCTAGATAAAGCCTTCGCTGGGACGCTCACTGAGCTGCACCTTACACGCGTAATTACGCTACTGAACGCCTTGGCTATGGGGCGTAGTAGCCGAGAAGTCGCCCCGTTCAATCTATTGTATCGGGTTGGCAAGTGTTTCATTACAAACCACTGCAGCACACAGGCGGCCGTACATGCAGGAGCTGACATCCTCTACCAATTCGAGCGTCTTGGCGTACTGCATATGGTGGAGAACGGCTTCCTGATTGATGACCCTGACGCCATCCGAAATCTCTGGCTAGAGCTCGATGATAAGGTCGCGGGCACTCGTCCCCGTCGGCAGCCGCTGTCGCCCTGGAGCTGCAACAGACACCTTAATGGGGACTTGCTGGTTTCAGGCGAAGGGAAGCAATACATCACTGCAGCTGCGCAGCCCCTCGTATTCCAACGTGTGAACGCTGCGCAGAAAGTTGGCTGGTGCATCAACGAGGCGATTCTTGAGGTTGCAACAGACGAGTTCTCACTCAAGGGGGCTGGCTTTGAGGACATCTGGACCATTGCCAGCAGTAAGGCGCAGGATTCCAAAGTCAGGGAGACCAAGACGATCCTGAGGCTCGCTCATGAGTATAAAGGCTCGCCGTTCTACCACAGCTATTACCTTGATTTTCGTGGGAGGATCTATCCGCGTACCTCGTATTTGCACGAGCAGGGCTGCGACCTTACGCGCGGCCTCCTTCTACGTGCTGAAAAGAAGCGTATCAGCACCTCGGGCTTCAACTGGCTCTTTATCAGTCTCGCTAATAACTGGGCCGGCAGCGTGACTGGTAGCGAGATCAAATCTGACAAGTTACCGCTCTACGATCGCATCAAGTGGGCGGCCAGCAAGGAGGAGACTTTTCTGGCGTACGCCAACTCGCCACTGCGGTACCGTGGGTGGGTAAAGGCTGACAAGCCTTGGCAGTTCTTGGCGGCGTGCAACGAGCTCAAGCGAATCCGCAATTGGGAAGCTCAGGGCAACAAAGTTGAGGACTACGAGACTGGTCTCGAGGTGTCGATTGATGGCACCACTAATGGTTCACAACACATCGCTGCGCTTTTGCGTGACGAGGACTTGGCAGTGCATGTCAACCTAGTGCCTGCGGTGGAGTGCGGCGACCTCTACTCCTACGTCGCTGATAACGTTTGGGAGCGTATCAACGCACACTACGCTACCCTCGACGAGCCCTACCGCGTAACATTGAGGCTTGAAAACGCCAGACTACAAGCAGCGGTTGCCCGGATGCACAGCGCTGCCAGTAGGGAGGACCGTGAGATCGCTTACGAAGCCTTCAAAGCATTACGTGATGAGGTGAAGGACCACGAAGAGGACCTGGCTGTTGTATTTTGGTTCCAGGTGACAAACCGTAAAGAGCGGCGAAAGATCGTAAAGCGTAATGTCATGACTCTTAGCTATGGCGTGACACGGTACGGTATGATCTCTCAACAGATGGAGGACGCGCGTAAGCATGGAATACCCCATATTAGGGACCTGTCTCGCCCTCATGCGACGTATATGGGCCTTGCAGTCTACCAGCACTCTGGAATGGCTGCTTCGATGCGTCTCCTGGAAACCTTCCGTGAAGCCGGCGCATGCAGCGAGTACCTGGCCTGGACGGTGCCTGGAACGAACTTCCCTGTCAGACAGCGGTACAAAACGTACCCGATGGGCACGGTCAACATTCTCTACGGTGGTACGCCCATGTCCGTACGAGTGCCTCTTCGGGAGTCGTGCAAGGCTAACCAGGTAAAACAAGCTTCAGGAGCCGCTCCGAACATTATCCACAGCCTGGATGCGGCTCACCTTGTAATGACTGCACAGCGTTGCGCCGACTTAGGCGTAACCATCACAACAATCCATGACTGCTTCGCCAGCCACCTGGCTGATATGCCTCTACTGTTTCGGGAGGTCCGTGAGGCATTTGTAGATCTGTATCGGGAGAACCCTCTCCACGGTATACTAGAGGAGATCGAAGTAATCGATTTCGATATCAAAGTAGGTGAGCTCGACATCAACGCAGTACTAGATAGCGAGTACGCCTTTTCATAGGAGAGCAAATGAAGGAACTAGGGAAAAATCTGGCAGAGTTCAGGGCCATGGTTGTACCCACAGTAATCGCGCGGTATGTTTCCAACATCATCACTAACATGGAGGCGGAAGTCATCCGAGTAGATCCCAACGAGCCGTTTGATACATGCTTCGGTGGTAACTTCTACCTGGTCGAGCAGCTCGGCGACCTCGCTATGATCACCACTGCTGAAGGCGGCACGCTTGAAGCAGGACCTGGTACGTTCGACGAGTGCTGTCGGCTTGCTGATGGTTACGCTGTGGTCTTGTTGTGCACGAACAACTCCGGTGGCAATACGTACTTTATTCCGGAGGAGTGCGTAACACCACACGTACTTCGCGCCATTACGCTTACCAAGCAAGCGTGGAGCGACTAGTAACAATGAAAGTCACGCGGACCAGCATTGTGTCTGGCATAACCCGTGAGCTGGACCTGCCGATTACGCAGGAACAGTTAGAAGCCCACAGTTCGGGTGTCCTTATCCAATATGCCTTCCCCAACCTTAGCGCCGATCAGAGAGAATTTCTCATGACAGGCATTACGGCGGAAGAGTGGGAAAGGCTCACATCTCAATCCGAACAGGAGTAGCTGCATATGATTCTCAAGCGAGTAAAAGTGTATTTCTGCAAGTTGGACCCGAACCGCCCTGACCTCTATGATCCGAAGAAGCCGGCGTGGTCCCTGCAGATCCGTACCGAGAGCAAGGCCCAGAAGAAGGAATGGGCGGATGCGAATCTGAACGTCAAGACGGTCGACCCCGATGAAGGGCCGATTTACTATCGTGTCAGCTTGAAGAAGCGGACGACGAAGAAGGACGGCTCAGACTCGCTCCCGGTCGAAGTGACCGCCGGCAATGGCCTCAGGATCGATCCCAACACCATTGGGAACGGTAGTGTGTGCAATTTGCGGCTCTGGCAGTACGAGTACCCCGCCTCCGAGGAAAATCCGAAGGGCGGTATCGCTACGCAGCTACAAGGTGTGCAAGTGGTCAAGCACCTGATCTACAAGAGTACTCGGGAGGACTTCGAGGAAGACGAGTACGAGGCCGTTCAGCCCGAAGGTGGCGACGACCCTGACGAAGCGTTTGAAAAAGGGGACTACGACAACCCGACTCCTGCCGGCGGCCGCAAGGTTCCGGTCGATAACGAGGATGACGATATCCCGTTCTAAGCAACCAAGAGAGGGCTACGGCCCTCTCCCTCTGGAGAATTAAATGCGATACACATACACAATCTACACCGGTGGTCCCCCGAACTTCACCAACATGTCTGAAGCGCTTACTCGTCGGGACGTCACCACCCGCTTCGAGGAAGCTGAAAGCACGCTGAAGACTTATACCGGCCACAAGTTCTGCATTTCCGTCTCGGACAACTTCGCGCCCAGCAGCAAGCACATAGCTGAACTCAAGTCAGCGGAAGAGGTAGCTTCCTGGCGGGAAGGCCTCGAACGAGCGGCTGCTTGGAAGCCCGAGACCCCTGCGAAGGAAGTGGACGAGGAAACAGCGGCCCTCAACGACGAGGGTGGCTACGTCTATCTTGTCTACTACGCACTGCGCGACGATGACAAGCTGACGCTTTCCGACACGTGCCTCAGTTTCTACAAGCCGTATCACGCACTGTGTGGTCATCTCCCTCCCGGCACTAGCTTCGAGGTTGTAGCGCTCAGTCAAACGGGTGGCAGCTCCTCTTCGCAGACCGTCATACGCACGCACGAAGGCCTCGTCTGGTGGAAAGACAAACTCGTGGCCACGGCCAGTGCGAGACGCGTCGAGGCTGCAGAACGCCACACCGAGCCTGCGGAGAATGTCACAGCGTACTCCACGCCGCACCTCAAGCAGCCTTTTGACCATGTCTCGCACTTCCTTGAGCAGGTCCAGGCCTACAAGTTCAAAGGCCGTCTGGTCCCGCCCAAGCTCACTCCGCTCATCCTCATGCTGGCGCGTGAACGGCAGCACCGTATCTTCATACAACTCCTCCAGGCACAAAACCACGGCCACGGCGATGCGAAAGCACTGGCCGCTGCCCTGGATGAGCTGGAAGCTGGCGTCGGCTTGCCCTCCCTGGGCGACGAGTGTGCTGACTCGCCTCTCCTGGACCTTGGGCTATCTGCGATGGAGCGAAACGCTCTTGAGCTACGTATGCAGTTGGCTGAGTCTCCGGTCAACGACGTGCGGATGAATGAAGCGCCCATGGCCGACCACGAGGCTGAGTACTACGCCTCACGCTCATTTACCAAGAGTGAGGGCATGCGTGAGGGTGAGGCATTTACGAAGCCAATTACCGGCGTTGACTGTCGTATCACTATGACTGAGAAGCCGCCTCACTACCAGAACTACATCAAGGACATGCAGTGGTTCGAGGCAATGCAATACGTTGTGAAGCCCTTCAGGCCAGCTGCAGAGATCCAGATTCGTAAGTACCTGGATCGGCTGGGTCAGAAGAACGACGAGCTCGAGGAACTCCTCAAGGCACGTTGGTATTTGAACTTTCTCGTCGCTTACACCATCAACGGCGGCCCGATCAAGCCTGACGCTGTAACCGACATCATTCAAAAGTTTCTGGAGAACGGTAAATGAAAGTAGTTCACCAGGTCACCGATCGTGACCACAACCACATCGCACTGTTCGAGAACGAGGCCGACATCGCGCCGTCGCTTCGCCTCAGCCACTCCGCATTTAGCGAGGTGAACGTATCGCAGGTGCATGGCGGCTACAACGTCTCCTACGAGGTGCACGGCGGGCATGGCTCAAGGACGATGCAGACCTTCCTCGTCAAGCCGTTGAACATCTGGACAGCGCCTGATCATCTGTAATGGCGAAGACAGGTCGATACGTATTTGACCTGGAGTCGGACGCGCTTCTCACCGATGTCACAAGGTGTTGGCTGATACGGGCCAAGAACCTGGACACAGGTGAGAAGCTGCGCTGGCTTGAGGGAGACCACGGCTGGAAGGAGGTGTTTGACAATGCGCGGCTCCTTATCGGTCACAATATCATCGGGTTTGACTTCTGTGTCTTACGCAAGCTGTATGGGTACGTGCTACCGTTTGACATTACTGTGCATGACACCCTGACGATGTCACAATGGCTGGACTACCGCCGATTCGATTCCAAAGGTCACGGCATGAAGGTCTGGGGCGAGTACATCAAGATGCACAAGGGTGAGTTCAACGACTGGAAGGGCGGCTACTCTATTGAGATGGATGAGTACTGCGAGAATGACGTAGAGGTCACCGCAGAGATGTACAACCGTCTCATTGCCGAGTTCCTCGCGCTTGCCCATAGGTACCCTCAAGCGGCTGCAGCTCTAAATGCTGAACACGCAGCAGGAATGTGGGTGGCCGAGGCTAACCTTAGAGGCTGGCCATTCGATGGGAAAGCTTGCCTTGCGCTCTTCGAAGAAGTCGAGAAGGAGTATAACAGGATCCGCGACATCCTGGAACCCGAGCTGGGCTGGAAAACGGTTCCGATGGACAAGGAGGGTGGGATACCGCAAGTCAAGTATCCGCGTTACAAGAAGGACGGCGAGTACTACAGCGATATCGCTAAGTTCTTCAACATCCCCGCAAGCTCGGCCTTGTTACCTAAGTACAGTATGGTGGACGGCCCTTATTGCCGCGTTGAGTTTGTAAAACGGAGCCTGACAAGTAATCAGGATGTGAAATGGTGGCTCTTTCAACAGAATTGGGTACCCACAGAGTACAACCAGAAGTTTGACCCGGATACCCGTCGGATGGTGCAAACCTCCCCGAAGATCACTGAAGACTCTCTGGAGTTTATCGGTGGCAAGGGTCAGCTCTATACTCAGTTTGCCATGCTAGCGTCTCGAAAAGGCATCCTGAGCGGTTGGATTCAGTCAATGGAAGAAGACGAAACCGGGCAGATGCGTGTGTACGGCGATGCCATGGTTATCGGCACGCCCTCAATGAGAGCAACCCACAGGATCATCGTCAATGTACCGACGGTAGATTCAAAGTACGGCAAAGAGATGCGCTCGATGTTCACCGTACCACCGGGCTGGAGGCAGATTGGCGCTGATAGCTCGGGTAACCAACTAAGGGGTCTCTGTCACTATCTTGGTAACGATGAATACACGAGCTTGGTAACCTCAGGGGACGTCCACACGTATAATATGCACATCATCAACGCGCTGATTGCGGACTTCGGTCTGCCCGATGTGTGTTCGCGTGGTAACGCCAAGCGTCTGTTATACGCGCTACTATTCGGCTGCGGTAACCTCAAGACCTCCCTGTACTGCCTCGGCAGGCCTAAGGAGGATGCCGGGGGATTCATCAAGAAAGGCTTCCTGGAGAACGTGGCAGGTTTCGGCTCCACGGTGAAACAGCTGGAGAAGTGCTGGGGAGGTACGCGGAAACTCAACCCTACGAAGGGCGGCTGGATTCGCGGTATCGGCGGCAACATGATCTACCTGGATAGCGTCAATAAGGCGCTTTGCTATTTACTCCAGGCTTGCGAGAAGGCAACTACAAGCTGCGCTATTCTCTGGCTACGGCGGGCACTCTACGAGAGACAGATCCCGTATCAACCCTTGATCTACATGCATGACGAGGTGCAGTTTATGGTGCCTGATGAGTATGCCGAGAGCGCTAAGTTGCTCGGTAAGCAGGCTTTTATAGAAGGCCCGAAAATGTTAGGCGTTCATATTATGGATGGCGAAGCGAAGATCGGGATGAATTGGTGTGATTGTCACTAAGCTAAGGAGCTAGTATGCCCAAAGAAAGGGAAGTATCTCGTGAGCGAGAGGTTGCTGAGGCTGTTATCGAGTTATGTGCGGTGGTAGCCTGGACCATGGGGATGGATAAACACAACCCCCAAAGCTTCGTCTCACCGCGTGATCTCGGCTCAATGATCGCTCACAAGCTGAGGCTGATGGGTGACTCCAAGGAGCTCAAGAAAATCCTAGGAGAACTGTAGTGGATCTTACTAAGGAAGAAGTAGATTTCCTGCAGACACGTTTTGTTTACTACGACGGGGAGGTGTATCGCCTCGAAGGGGTACGCGGGCACCCTCCGAACTCCCGCGTGTCTGCCATGCATCTAAACATTGCGGGTCATCGGACGCTTAGAGTGAGGCTACCCTCTCGTAACTACCGTATCGCGCTGCACAGTCTCGTGTATCTACTTTGCACCGGTGGGCTGCCCGATCCTACGGTTGTCCTTAAACACAAGGACGGCAATCGGCTTAATTGCCGTTACGAAAATCTCGAGCTCATGCCATCCAGCACGGTGCGACATTCTTCAGAGCGCCCTCTGGCCGCCAGCGGCTACCGTGGCGTCTACCCTACAGCAACTAAGACGTGGTATGCGCAGATCGGTTATAATAATAGGATCTGCTACTTGGGTTGCTTTACGTCACGACGGGCGGCTGCCCTGGCTTATAACAGAAAAGCCTTGGAACTGTTTGGCAGCGACGCCCTAATCAACGAAGGAGTGTAATATGGAACGAGAGTACCCCTCTCAGGTCGTAGTCAAGGCTTTGTTCAATTACCGCGCGGGCTCTCTGTTTTGGAGCGTTGTTAGCGGGTGTCGTCGTGTAGGCCCCGTAGGTACCGCCCCCAACCAACACGCGGCCTACTCTACCGTGTCGTTCAAGTATAAGGACGGCCCGGCGCACTTCGCCGTGCACAGGCTGATCTGGATCTACCATAACGGAGCGATTCCTGAAGGTATCAAGCTCAACCATTTGAACGGCGACAAGTACGACAACCGTATCGAGAACCTGGCCTTGATCACCGTATCACAAGCTGCGGCCAGGCGTACTCGAACGCGACGCGTCAAGCAGGGTTACCGTGGTGTTATCGCCGGTAAGCGTACATTTACTGCAGTGATTTACCACGACTACCAACGCATTGTCGTAGGTCGGTTTGGCACTGCAATCGAAGCAGCCAGAGCCTACAATGTCAAGGCGCGAGAGCTTTGGGGGGAATTTGCTAACTTGAATGAAGGGGTATGAAATGCATAAGCATCCGAGCCGCGATACGCTTCGCGACCAATTCGTATACCACGACGACACCGGGATCCTCGAGAGGGTGCGCTTTATTCGCAGGTTCAATGTCCCTCCGAAAGACGGTAGGCGCAACCTTCGGGTCAACGGCAGCTACCTTACCATGTCTACTGCTGTCTGGATCTACCACAACGGGGACGTCCCGCCTGGTCTTCGCGTCTGCACCGTCGGCCCTGACCCTGCGGATACGAGGCTGTCAAACCTATGCCTCCGGTCTCATTCGGCCAACCAACACCGTACGAAGTCAAGGCAGGCTCCGTGGGGCGTGTCCGGCTACCGTGGCGTATTTCCTATAAGTAATGGATACTACGTAAAGATCTCATGCGGTAATACGGAACACAGGCTGGGCGGCTTCGCTACGGCAAAGGCCGCTGCAAGAGCATACAACGAGCTAGCATTGAAGTTCTTCGGCGCCGACGCCGCACTTAATGAAGGGGTGTAAACGCCATGTCGCATACAGTACCAACTCAAAACCAACTCAGAGAGTGGCTCTTCTATGATTTCAAGGAGGGCCTGCTTATCCCTAAAACCCGACCCGGCCGTAATCTACGTAAGGCCCCAGGCAAGGTCTCCCTACGGATTGGCGGCCACCAGTATCACATGCATAGGCTGGTGTGGGTCTACTTCAATGGTGACATCCCTGAGGGCTGGATGGTGACGCACACCGACGACGTGGCAAACAACCACATCCAGAATCTCAAGTTGAAGCCCCACAGCGAGATCTCCCACACTGCCACCCGCAAAAATCGCACAGGGTATCGCGGCGTCTTCTGCTGCGATCCCAAGGCCGACCGCTACAAGGCTGTGATCAGAAGGGACGGGCGGGCGTACCATCTCGGTTGCTTTGGTACGCCAGAAGAGGCTGCACGTGCGTACAACAAAAAGGCAGTAGTGCTTTACGGGGCCGGGGCCGCTATCAACGAAGGAGTTTAGTATGGCAATTGACTACAAAGCAGCATATCACGAGCAGCTGCGCCTCTACAGAGCACTGCTCAAGCACCAGCAGGGACTGGCGTCTCCTCGCCTGCTCATCAGCTGGATCAACGACGGCCCTTGCCGGGAGCGCGCTGACACCGCGTTCACCGAAGGACCTGAGCGTCAACTTGCATACGCCTTCCAGCATGAACTACTCAATGAGCGGTTCGCTGAGCGTGAGCGTGTTTGTGAAGGGCGCGCCGAGGAGAAGTTTATCAGGGAAACCTGGGAGCTCTTCAAGAAGTTCGTCATTGAGCGAAAGGGAAAAGAATGCGACGCAAAGGCATCCGGAGTCGCCTCCGGAATATCCATCTACAGCGATTCGGACGACTCGTCGCCCTCGTCTGCATCCACCGGGTAGGCCTGCCGACGGCGTGGCGTTGCGTTTGCGACTGCGGGAGGAAGGTGGAGGTCAAGCTCCGTAACTTGGTAAATGGTTCCACGAAGTCTTGTGGGTGCCTCCGCCAAGAGCTTGTTTCGAAGCGCTTCCCTCCCCGCAAGTTCCTGACGTTCGACGGGGCGACTCACAGCCTTGTGCACTGGGCAAAGGTTCGCAACATTCTACCCTCCACCCTTGGCACTCGGCTGAGAATCGGGTGGTCACTCGCCCAGGCTTTGGGTTACGACTTGCCGCCCGAGAGGCGGCCTCTCATTGGAGGACGCGTGTTCGAGGCGAAGCTGATAACGTATCGAGGTGAGACCAAGCCTGTCCGGGAGTTCGCCGAAGAGTACGGTATCGCGCATACGCTGGTGCTCTCCAGGCTACGTGGTAAATGGTCAATAGAGGAGGCCCTGGGTATTCTCCCCAGAGTCAGGCGGCGTATCCTTTTTCCTGCAAGAGTTACGCAGGATGAGCTGGATGACGCTTTCGAAGGTAATATCGGGCAATGTCCCGATGGGAGTTGGAAATGACACAAGATGTAGATGCACCAGTGGTCGCCATTGTAGACGGTGACACCTTTTGCTACTCTAGCTTTCGCTCTCGAATGTTGAGCCCGCAAGAGATGGCCGACCTTGCGGAGAACGGCCAGCTGTCTGCTGCCTGCCAGGAAGCGCACCTCCTGGAGGCTTTGCAGAACTTTCTGAGCAAAATTGACCAGCTCAAAGAGCGGACATACGCTGATTACTGCCTCGTTGCGGTAAAGCACGAACTCAGCGTAAACTACAGAGACGAGATTTACGTAGATTACAAGCTCAAGCGCCGCAAGGTCCCCGGCCACAGTAACAACCTTGTCCCCCAGCTGCGCAAGCTGCTGTGCGACATGGGCGTTGCGGTTCCCGCTGTCGGCAGAGAGGCCGATGATCTCATCCGTATCTGGCACACGCAAGCATTGCAGGCGGGCCATGTACCGATTGTCTGCGCAGAGGACAAAGACCTTCTTATGATTGACGGGCAACACTTCCGACTCCATAAGATGGCAAAAGGGTATGGTAGGTCAACTCAGGAGGAGTTCAGGTTTGTCACTCCCGAAGAGGGTCGCCAGCTATACTACGCCCAGCTGCTGATGGGGGATCCTACTGACAACATCCCTGGAATCCCCCGAATGGGCCCCAAGACTGCCGTGGCTGTGCTGGCTGAGTGTGAAACTGAGGAAGACTTCCAGAAGGAGGTCATTTATCAGTACATGGCCGCATACGCAAAGGACTGGCGCGCCTATCTGCTGGCCAACGGAAAAATGATCCACCTTCAAAAGCACCCGAATGACTGGTTCTCTGTCGTCGGTTGGGCGCACCCTGGGGGAGGGTCGGTCGTATGACTAAGTACTCTTCCCGCAACATTTTTGAAATACCTCTGAGTCCATGGAAGGTGCAGAAGCTAGAGCGTAGCGGCTGGTTCACGAGGTACTTTTGCCATGGCCAGACAATCCGCGGGAGGACCTCAGAGGAACCCGTCGGTAATATTCTGTCGGTAGCACAACAGGATGGAAGGGTAAATGTCTACGCGTTGCTCTGGGCTACCTTCTCGATAGAGCGGCGGCCTCTTCTGCAGTTCATCGACTGCTACGCGCCGATACCTGGCGCAAGAACCGTGCGGAAAGCACTAACCGGCGCAGGTGGAATGGTGACTTATCACGTCAACGATCCTCTTCCTGAGGGCTTTCTACCCTCAAGGTTCTTAACTTACGTCTGCTACTACAATGGAAAGGAGGTAATAGTGGAGGCTAACAGCCCTCACCACGCACGCACGCTTGCCATGCCGTTATTCGGTCTGACCGGCATTTCACTAATCGTAGCTCGGCGGAAGCACTTTGGTGCCAAGCGGCAGCTGGAACTGGAGCTTGTACATGACAACACTGAGAGGCTCACACTGGATCAGCGATGAAGACGAGGACGATGACGAGCACACTGTTACGGTGGATCTCGTTAGCGATCTCGTACTCGATGATGTGATCCACCCTCGCGGCGCAATCACCTTCCACCGTGACGACAGCCCCTCGGCTTACGTTACAATGACATGGGACAACTTTATGCGAAGTTACCTCGTTTATGCGTGATTCACACCTCTTTAAAAAGGTGTACGTCTCAGTACCGAGACCGCCGGGTCCTCCTGGAACACCCAAGGAGACCCCGAGACCTAAGGGTCCGATCAAGCGGGCGGTAGTAACAAAAGGGCACCGCCGAGCCCAGGGTACTAATGGTCACTGGTCATTTCCCGAGCCGATCGATCCCTCGATCTTTATCGGTTTCGTTTACATGATCCGCGACCTCCGCCTAAAGCGGGCCTATATCGGTAAAAAGCAGTTAGTCGGGACCAGCGTCAGCAATCGTAACGTGGAGTCTAACTGGAAGATCTACGTATCAAGCTGTGAGGCACTACGTGACGCAATAGCATCGCGTGGCGTTCATGAGTTCGAGTTCATAATCCTCGAACAATACCGGACAAAAGGGACGCTATCCTACGCAGAGACCTGGTCTTTGTGTAGGGCGGAAGTCCCGTCCAGCGATCAGTGGTATAATACACTGGTCGGTAAAGTGTCATGGAAGTGTACAGAGCCAATCAGCACTCGTCACCGTGAGCGTCTCGACGCTCTTCTTAACAACCAGGCAGTACCGCCTGGTATAATCTAGGAGTCACTGTGCGTAACTTTTTCCTTCTCCTCCTATTCACTGTCCTGTGTGGTATCGTTGCGGCGTTCAGCCTGCACCTTTGGGCTCTCGCACCGAACTGGCAGACTCTGGACTACATTGGCGCGGGCCTAACTGCTCTGGCGGCGGCTACATTCGTCTCAAGCCTGCCCGGCAAGGCCTCTCTCGTAGCTGAGGCCCGCCCCGGCGAGGACAATTCACGGTTCAACGAGAGCGTGATGCCTCCGAAGTTTAGTGAGCACGACCGCCCACGCACCGCCGGCCAGGCCATCAAGAAAACGCATCACTAATGGATCCAAACCAGATCATCTTCAGGAACCAGCCGTGCCCTGCGCCCGGTTGCGGTTCCTCGGATGCACTCCAGGTTTATGCCGATCTGCACGCGCACTGTTTCTCCTGCAACACCCACTTCAAGCGGGTAGGGGCTGACCTTGAGCGTGCAGAGGTGCCACGAGATGACGTCCGCTTCCAGCGGGCTGAGCCTCGTCGCGCTAGCGGTAGCGATGTTGCTGCGGTAATGAATCACCCGATGCGCGGCTTCAAGGAGCGAGGTATCGGGCGCAATGTCTGCGAATTCTTCGGGGTTCGCGCAAAGATGGACGAAAACGACGAGTACACCACAGACCACTACTATCCCTACCAGATGGGGACTGCTGGCATTCCGAAGGCCTTCAAGCACCGGACCGTGAAGACTAAGAAGTTCGAGTGGATCGGGAAAGCGGGCGGCCTGTTCGGGAGGGGCTCGTTCAACGGTGACGGTAGGCGTATCGTCATCTGTGAAGGAGAGGTGGACGCTCTCTCGGTCGCTCATATGTGGTTCCGGGTGCATAAGAAGATCTACCCCGTAGTCGCCTTGAGCTCTTCTACTGCGACCAAGGAACTCATCCCTGAAAGGGCCTGGCTACGCACCTTCGACGAGATCGTCCTGGCGTTTGATATGGATGAATCCGGTGAAAAGGCAACCAAAGAGGCTATCCGCATTCTAGGCGGAGACCGGATCAAAATCGTCCGCTTTGCCAAGAACGATGCAAACGCTGTACTCGTCGAGGAAGGCTACAGGGAGCTCTACAAGAATATCCTAGACGCCGAGAAGTACGTGCCCGCAGGCATCGTGACAGGTACAAAGGTGTGGGACGCTATGGTGGATTTGAACAGGGCACCATCGCACCCTTATCCCGAGTGCCTTCGCGGCCTGAATACAAAGCTGAAGGGCAAGCGGAAGGGGCAGATCACTCTGTTCACGAGCGGCACCGGCGCTGGCAAGACCACTATGACGAAGGAGATCATGCTGGACGTGCTGGCTACTACCACCTCGAAAGTTGGTCTGATCTCCCTGGAGGAGTCACCTGCGGAAGCGGGGGTTATCTTCAGTGCGATGGCAATCAGCAAGAACAACGCTGAGGAAGATCTGTCCGACGAGGAGCTGCGGGAGGGCTGGAATATCGTCTTTGCGGAAGAGCGCCTGCTCCTCCTGGATCACGCAGGTGCGATTACAGACGACTCCATTCTCGATTCAATGGCCTACATGGCGCTGAGCGGATGCGAGTACCTCATCCTGGATCACATCACTATCTTGGTATCCGAAGGCGCTGAAGGCCTTACCGGCAATGAGGCCACCGACAAGGTGATGAACAACCTCCTGAAGTTCGTCAAGGAGTACAACATTTGGCTCGGGGTAATCTCCCACCTAAGGAAGACGCAGGGTGGTAGCGAGAGCTTCGAGGATGGTAAGCTGCCTACCATTGACGACATCAGAGGCTCTGGCAGTATCAAGCAGATCAGCTGGGACATCATTGCGTTTGCACGTAATCTCTTAGCTGCTAATGGCGCCGAGCGCAATACGATCAAGATCCGCGTTCTCAAATGTCGTAAGACAGGGCTCACGGGTGACGTTCCTGGCTGCCGCTATAACTACGATACGGGGCGACTCGAGTACCTCGAAAACGAGGACATGCCAGCGGATGATTACGAGGTGGTGCAACCGGTTGCGAAGAAAGCGCTGCCAAGCCCCACACCTACAACAGAGCCGACTGTACCTCAAGTTCGGAAAATCCCCCTGGGTAAGTTGGAGGGGCTCACCCAAACGTCACCTCCTGTGACGACAACTGAGGAGTTTATCGTTGAGCGAGAAGATCCTGAAAAACCCGCCAGCAAGGAAGCCCCAGAACCCCGAGTGGAAAGGGCCCAAAGCGTGGAGCCAGCACGTCTCGAAGCGCCACAAAGCCCGAGCGGACCTCCGCCGGGCGTACATCAAAAACCTAAACTTCCTGGGGCAATCCCCCTCCCTCCAAGTCCTCGAAAGTGAGGCCGCGGAGCTCTTGAGAAAGGAGTAGTATGAAAGACGAGCACTATTTGGTAGCGCTTAAAGGGACTGCCGGCTACCACACCTTGGCGGTCAACGCGACCTTGAAACACTACAAGAAATTCGGTATCAAGTACAAGGTGGTAGCTCGAGGTAACTACGGCGACCTCGCCATCGGCCTCCTCAAGTTTTATACCAAGGAGCCCGTATTGGTGCGCAGCGCTGTGGAGGAGCTCTTGCGGCTGGAGAGTAGCGGCCTCGGGTACGGGGGGTACCGTGCCTAAGGTCATCCGATTTGACCACCGCATGAAGGGTGTCTACATGCGCATCGCCCTGGAGTACGCTCAGGCGTCACGTGCCACGAAGCGACAGGTCGGCGCGATTATCGTTCGAGACTACCACCAGCTGGCGGAGGGTTTCAACGGTACGCCTCCTGGACTCTCGAACAGCTGCGAAGACCTGGACGGCGTGACGCTACCGGGCGTTATCCACGGCGAGCTAAACGCGATCCTCAAGTTGGCACGGCACGGTGTCAGCGGCCAAGGTGCTTCCATGTTCACCACCCTCTCTCCTTGTGAGGGGTGCGCAGGGGCAGCCATCAGCGTAGGCATAGCCGAGGTGTACTACATGACCCGCCACAAGCCGCCTGGCCTCCTTATGCTACAAGAGGCGGGTATCTACATAGAGCATTACCCCCTTCAAGGGCAACAAGAAAGGACTTACGCATGGCCTTCCGACTAATGACAGCCCAGGATCTCCAAATCATGGATCATCCCAAGATCCTGGAGACTCTGAAGTATCCTTTGTACGGCTCCTTCAAGTATGACGGTATCCGCGGCGGTGTGATCCAGCACACCATTCTCAGCCGCAGCAACAAGCCCCACGCCAACTACGACATGGCCGACACGTTCTGCTACGCTGAAGGCGTGGACGGCGAGTTCATTGTCGGCAGCCCTACCGATCCGCTGGTCTGTAACAAGACCCAAAGCGAGGTCCGCTCATTCAACAAGCCGTGCACTGCGGATTATTACGTGTTCGATATTTGTGATCCGAAGAGCCGCTGGGTACCCTACAAGGACCGCTTGGCGGATCTCACACGCCGTGTCGAAACCTTCGCTGATCCGCGTATCAAGCTGGTAGAACAAGTTCTCCTCCATTCGCCGGAGGAAGTCTTGGCACACGAGGCTGGAGCATTGGAGCTGGGTTACGAAGGTACAATGCTACGCTCGCCTGACGGTATCTACAAGCATGGCGAGTCAACGATTCTCGAAGGTATTATGATGAAGCTCAAACGCTTTATCGACGAGGAGGTCGTAATCGAGAACTTCTTCGAAGCGCTTACCAATACCAACGAGCAGTATCTCGACGAGCGCGGGCTGGCCAAGCGTAGCAGCGCCCAAGCTGGTAAGGTGCTCGCCGGCACGTTAGGCGGCTTCATGGCTCGTCGCAGTAACGGCCAGCTATGTATGGTTGGCTGCGGTAAGCTGCCACACCTTGAGCGTCTCAAGATCTGGAAAAACCAGCGCCTCTACGTCGGTAAGCCATTCACCATGCGTTACATGGGCTACGGTATGAAGGACACGCCCAGGATGCCACGGTGGCATACCTGGCGTAAACCGGGGATGTAGTCGTGGAGTATCAACCAGTAGTACTGCCGTACAGAAACGGTGTTGTGAGTGGCGCCCATGCGAAAGATGCTGGGCGCCACGTGCAAGTAATAAGCGAGCTCGGTAGCCGCTGGAACGGCCACCTCAAGGTTATTGGGTGGTTTTGGCACGGTGAAGAGGTCTTCCCTGTCTTTTTCGTCTACTACTCGGGGTGGCCTCTGGCCCCCTCTTGCCGAGTTCAAATCATGGCGTTTTACAGAAGGGGAATGCGAGGCATAGTCGCTGACTACGTGAGTGGCAATCAACGCCCTCGCTAATTTTGAATCGTGGTCTTTTATGGAGTAGAGCAATGCATGATATAGTAACGGACTATATGCGGGTTGAGGCGACAGAGAAGCTCCGGTGGAAGCGTACTCGCGTGACCACAGGCATACATACGGAAGAGCTGACTGCGCCGTGCCCTTCTCAGCTACGCGAATTCCGTATGACACTCACGAACACTACGGTGTTCAACGCGTCGCCTGA